TTGAGTTATTTTATTAAAATACTCATCGCGCGACTTGACAATCTCTACCGGTATCCTTGCCAGCAACAGGCCACCAACTCCGATTACTCCCTTGTATTTTCCCTCATTCATTACTGGATATTGGGATCCAGGATATTCATCTCCTCTTACGAGTTCGTATCCTGATCTTAATTTGCCGGCCATGTTTTTTGTATCATCAAAACCCATAGTTTCGGCTCTTATCCACCTGTGATGAAATCCATCGGGTGCAGGGGGTGCATCTAAAGATGATGGTGGAGTCCAAACTTTTTTTCGAGAAGTTTCTTCTCTGGTTTGACTCGCACGGGAAGTTTTTATTTTGTTACTCATATGCTTATGCCTCCTTCGTGATTTTTAATTGTTTCGCATATTCTTCAAGTGGCACACCTAATTTTTTAGCGATTGCTACCTGAGACGATGTGAGTCTCACAGTTTTGCGACCTGGTCTTACACTTCGCGTCGCTGACGCTACTGTTTGTGTCGGTTTAGTCGATTCCGTTGACTCTGTTTTAGCAAATTTATGCGGAAAGTCAAGTCTCATTCTCTTGTCTATCTCCGTATAATATTCGTCCGAATTCGGATCGAATCCTTCTTGCTCGGTTAGTTTTTTGTGATAATCAAAGGCTGTATACGTCATGGCATTGTCTTTACCAAACCATTCGTTCTTTTCAGCCCATGATTCTGCTTTAGGATCGGGCGCTGGAGGTTGTCCAATCGCTTGATTTAAAGTAGGCGTTTTTACTTCTCGTTCCCTAGTTTCTTCAACTCTGGTTTTAAAAGCTGCAACTCTTGCTTCTTCAATACCTAGTTTAGCAATTTCCTTTTGTGCTTCAACTTCAGCATTAATATCACTCGCTTCCCTTGCTGCTGCAAGTTTAGCTTTAGCTGCTTCCAAGCCTGATACCACTCTATTTTCCATAGCGGTTACATAGCTCGGTTCAAGTTTCGCCATTCTTGTTTTAACATCAAGATGTTCTCTTTGAACACCTTTGGCATAATCTAAAGCGGCTTCTTTTTGTCTTTCCGCTTCACGCCATTTTTTAGTTAACTTGGCAATTCTTTTTTGAACACCTTCACTGTATTGTTCGAGTTCTTGTTTCTGTTCCGGTTTTTCTTCTACTTTGTCCTGAAGCATCTATATCAACCGTCTTTTCTTCTTTTTTATTTTCTTCTGGCATAGTTCCTCCTATGTTTAATTATGTTGAAGTACGGATTCAGGATCGTTAATCGTTCCTAAAACTTCGTCATCGTTTAATATGCGTACTTCGCCGCCTTCGATGGGTAGTCTTGATCCAGCATAACGTGCAAAGATGACCCATTCACCAATCTTGCACCACGGACCTGTTGGATATTTTTCCTTATCTTGATAGGCCAACGGACCCATCTTTAAAACATAACCACAATTTGTAGCTATTCGTAATTTCTCTAATGATTCTTGCGCAATTAAAATTCCACCTTTTGTTTTTTCTCTAGGTGTAAATGGCAAAACTAAAAGTCTCCAACCACTTGGTTCAGGCAGTTGAGATTCTTGGCTTTTAATATTTTCTGGATTTAAAGGTTCTTTTTCTTCGTGTTGATACTTTTCTTCCAACGCATTTCTATGCTTTGGGTTTTCCTTTTCCGAGGTCGATAATGTTTCCTTCATCTTCTTTTCGCTCCTTTGCTTTTAGCAGGTTAGAGATTTCCTGAAGCAAGTATTGATACGCACGTGCTTGTCCTAACATATACTGATATTTCTCCATATTGTCAACACCACCACTAATCATGTTGTCTCCAATACGCTGAAGATTATCTCTTATAAGTTTTTGTAATTTTGCTACGATAACTAATGGGTCCACTAAACCATTCCTTTATAATATCTTTCATAACTCTTATTTGATACTTTCACGCCACCTAGATCACTTTTTATATGTGATCCAGTGTATTCTTCTGTTGCAGGGAAAGCAAATTCCTGCTGTCTTTTATCCTTTTGAACAGTCTTATTTGCGTTTCTTGAATTAGCGATTTCTGGTCGCCATCTTGGGTTTACCATTATTTTTTAATATCCTTCATTTTTGAAAGAGCCTTTTTTACTCCTTCCTTATAACCAAAGCTTGCTGCTTTTACACGAGCTGCAGAAGCTAGATTTTTTACATCTAAAACTGATTTGGTACCTGCAATTTTTGCGTAAGGTTTTATAGCTTTCCATACTTTAGGTGCTTCTTTTATAGCTTTTTTAGCTCCCCATTTTGCTACCCACTTTAGCATTATTTTTTACCTTTATTAGCCCCGCTATTACGGAATATTTGTGTACCCTTTATACCAAAAATACTGGCACAGACAAGTATCCATAAATTTGTAAACCATGACGGCAATTTCTGGAAATAGTCGAAAAAGAGATTAACCTTCTCCATAGCTTGTGGATCGTCTGTCCATACTGCCCAGGCGAGCACTAAAATCGGAATTGTTAATATTCCAAGGACAATTTCGTCTTTCCAGTCGTTTTGACGAGCTTCTTGCATATGCTGAGCATCCGCCATAGCCATTTTCGTTTCTTGACGTTTCTTAAATATATGTGTGCCAGCTTGTAAAGCTATTTTTGCTAATCCGAACCAAGCCATATTAACTCCAGGTTACTGGTTTTTGCGGTCTAGCAGCACGAGTGCCTTTAACAGGATTTGTATCTTTTTTATCCTTGCTTACAGCAACGGGTTTATTATTTCGATTTACATCGGGTGTAGCAATTACTTTTGCTTTACCTGCTCCCGGTGCATATCCTAGTCCTTTTGTCATTACGCCTCCTTCTTTTTTTTCTTCTTTTTTTTAACTATCTTACTACCATATTTATCAGCCCACTTACGAGCAATTTTTGGTTCTTTTGCCCATAAATATCTTCTTTGTTCTTCCGATCTAAACGGCATTATTGCCTTTAGGTTTCATTTTAGTAACTTTGATTCTGTTTTCATTAGCCATTTCTTGTTTTTCAATGGATGTATCAGCTCTAAGTTCAGCAAGTTCCTCATTCTGTTCAAGTTTATCTTCTTGAACTTGTTGATTCATCATTGCTCTCATTTTTTCAAGATTTAATTTCTCTTCAGCTTCTCTACGTCTCTTTTCATTATCCAAAGCTCTAATATCAAGTTCTCTAGATCTTAATTTAGCAATTGGATCATGATCAAACTGAGAAGTAATTTTCTTTTCTTCCTTCATGAAGTCTTCCATCATTTCAGCGATTAAAACTGCTTTTCTAGCTTCAATCTTCTGTTGCACCTGTTGTACTTGTTGTTGTAGCATTGGATTCTGTTGTACAGCCTGTGGATTCTGTTGCATCATCATAGTTTGTTGCTGTAGCTGCTGTAATTCAGTTCTAAATTCTAATTCAATTTGTTCCTGTGCCATTAAGGAAATATGTTCTAGACAATTCTTTTCAATGGCAGCTGTTACCATCGGCGCTGTTCTAACCATATTCGTTGCCAAGAAATTCAAGTGAGATGTAATATGGGCTCTATGGTCCTGACCTGGGTAAGCTCTAAAAGGCACACCTCCTAAAGCATCAATGTGCTCTAATGCCGGATCTTTTGGTGTCGGTTGAGGTGGTTTCTTTAAAATTAAATCAATATCTTTTACCCCTAATGCCTCATACATATTTCGATAAACTTCATACTGATTATGCATTCTTGGATTTGAGGATGCCAATTGCAGTTCCGTTTGAGCAAGTGAGATTCGTTGCGTTTGAGAGAAAATATTTGGATCTGCAACTGGCAGTATGTCGATTCTGCTGTCAAAGTCCGTTTGCATAATTTGTCTTTGGCCTCCAACAACATCGTATGGGTAGACGGGTGGTAAATAAAGTTTAAATACTCTTGAAAGTAATGTGAATTCTCTTTTCATTGCCGCATACAATCTCTTATGTATGGCCGACATCGTTCGGCTTCCCCTTTCCAACAAAGCTACGGTCGTTCCCACTGCTGCTTGTTGGTTTCCCTCGCCTACTTGTAGATCTGCAATAGATGCAAATCTTTGTCCTGCTTGGACTACGACCCCCATGAGCTGAAGTAATGTCGCAGAAGGTTCTTTAAAGGGAAGTGGCATAAATGCATCTTTTAAACTTCCTCCTGGAGCATCTACATCTCTGAATTCGCCTGGCTGTATAGCTTGTGCTTCATCTCTCATTTTAATTCCACGCATTTTAAATCCTGCGGGAAGATTTGCGAGCGTTCCTGCATCGAGCAACTGTCGTAAAGCTGCTGTTGCTGTTCTTGATAATCCACCAATCATATGGATTAAGCCAAAACCGTAAAAACCTAAACCTGGTAAAAATTTGAAATGAACAAAGTGTTCAATCCTAGCTTTCTTTGGATCTTTAACATCGAAGTTTCTTCGAATCGATAAAATTTTTCTTGTGCCTTCTTCAAGAGTTACAATGTAGGGAAGTTTGATTCCAGTAAACTCTCCATCCTGTGGATTAACGTCTTCAAAACCTTCAAGGTCAATATTCACATGGCATTCCAGAATCGTATACATTCTTTCTTCTCTGCCACGAGATACGCCTTCAAGTTCTCTTTCTTTTTTCTGTAATTCTGTTTCCGTCATGTAGGCAGGATTGACTTCGATATCTCTATAGAATCCTCCAACCTGTTGTTTTCTTAATTCATTTTCCGACATACGCACCGAATGAATGATCGCTTCACAATCATCTAGGGATGTTGCGGTATAAGGAACGACTAAATCATCAGCGGGTACAAACTTGGATACGGCTCTTTGCATTAAAGCATCGTAGTAAACTTTTTTAAACGAAGAACCTGCAAGGGGCAGATAAAATAACATCTGATCAAATTCTGCTTCGTATTCTTTCATCTCCGTCATGACCTGATAGTTCATGTAGTCTTTAACTCTTATAGCTTGTTGTTCTTTTTGGGGTGTTGGCATACCCACAATCTGAGTTCGAACGGGTCCGCCGGATGGTAAAAGTTCTTTATACGCTAACGATTGAAACTGAGTTACCGCTTCAGCTAAAACAGGATGCGTGGCTCCTGATGCACCTTTAAAGGGCTCTGTTCGATCATCGTAGTTAAATCCTAAAAGATCTAAGCCACTGGTATAAGCTCTTTCCCAATCTTTTCTTGAAGTCTTGTAATCCTGGTAATTGTTATAAAGTTCATGAGCTAAGGGATCTAAAACACTGTCTGGAAGAAGTTCTGCAAGGTTAGAGAAATGATCTTTAGTATCTCCAGGATTGACAGCATTAGGATCAAAATTAATATCGACACTACCATCTTCATTATTTTGAATATCCACAGGCTTCATCATGTCGCCTGCAACCTGCTGTTGCTGCTCCTGTTGAACTTCTTGAGGATTAGGTAATTTTATGTTGGTCCTTACTTCGTTGGGTAGGGACTTGTCTATTGCTGCCATTATTTATCCTTTGGATCTATATAAATTTTTGTTTTTTTACTTTTCTTGCCTGATTTTGGTTTATACATATAACCTGTTTTTCCCTCATCAGTCGAATATGTTGGACCATGATGTTGCTCTCCCTTTTTTATTTCTTTAAAATCAATGCCAACTTTTTTAAAGGAAGTCTTGCCTTCAGGATAAACTTTAACTTTTTTCCATCCTTTTACTGCTATTTTAGGTATACCTTTTATGAGTGTTGCTGCCATTTATTTTCTCCTATTTTCTTCTAGCACGGTTATACAGGTAAGACAAGCCCCGTGACATGGGCCCTGAATCAGGGGCCACGGTTCTTGTTAGGCCGCCGCCTGCAAAATGTTCGCCCTCTGTATAATAATCTTCTTTAGCTTGTCGTCTTTGTTTAGATTCTCTAATATAAGAAGGTTCTTCAGGCAT